CGATCCCGCAAGGGCGTCAATCCGGTCATCATGCCGAAGGCTGTCCCTGTCACGGGTGATCCGCGACAGTTGGTAGAACAGGCTGTAGGAGGCGCGCTTCTCTAGTGGATAACTCTTGCAGGCGTCCCAATCCTTCTCGATCAGGCCCTCGTCCACCACCAGTCTGCCCGAGCCAATCACAGGCTCAAGCACGTCGATGATGCGGAGTTCTTTCTGTCCACTCTCCCACACGTCCTCGATCTCAGCCCGGTGCACGCGCAGCAGGTTGGGTCGCCAGACATGCGCGAAAGCGCCGTTGCCGAAGTTGCGTTCCACGTCGATCTTGGTCGGCTTACACCGAGCGGCGATAGCCGTGAGGGCATCAAGACTGTCCTCTCCAAGCCCACCGGGCACTGCGCCGCTGGCCACGAGGAACACGCGACCTGCGAGGAACTTCGTGACCGCATACGCAGTCTCGTCCCCGTTCTGCCCGCCGCCAGCAGGGTCCACGTACATATGGCACCCGTTGAAGCTGGCGTGTTCACGTCCGAACTCAGCAGCCCGGTAGTACGCATCGTTCACCGGCCAGTCAGCCGGGAGCGTCAGCAGTGTGCGGTCGCTGCGCTGCACGAAGATTTCGAGCGGTGCGCTGTGGTCGCTGATCTGCATGAACACCAGCTTCTCAGGCTTCAATGGGAACCTGTCCGCGTCCGATAGGCGAGTGTCCAGCATGTGCTGAAGCTGGAAGTACGCCGCGCCTTGGTCGATCTCCTTCTTCGTCAGGGTTTCCTCGGGGAGTAGAACCGGGTCCACGACCTGTCCACGGTCGCCCATCGGGCCACCGCCAGTTCGCAGCGAGGGGTCATCGTCCATGCGCCGCCGAATGAGCGGTGCGAGGAACTGACCATAGTTCGGTTCTTCCGCCACAGTCGGGTAGCGGCCCGGCCAGATGCGGATGGTGTAGCCACGGCTGAACAGCCCGTTGTAGATGCTGTCGATGCTCTGCGGCGTACCGAGGTAGATGATGTCGCCACGAGAACAGATCGACGTGAAGTCCTTAGTCAAGTGCCGTAGGCGCTCACGCTGGTGCTCAGTCTGGCTGTTCTTCGTGCTCTCGATGTCGTCTGCGATCAGGATGTCTGCTCGCTTACCCTGCATGTTAGACGTGATGCCCACGCAAGCAATGCTGGGCGACTTCTCAGGGCCTTTGAGTTCGTGGTGCACATCGTAGGCTTCCACGCTCTCCCGGTCGCCAGCAGACCTGTCAGGTCGAAGGCACTCCAACTCGTTCATGTTCTGGATGATCTGGATGACCCAATTCGCGATCTCGGTGGCCTGTGTTCCGCCAGCAGATACGATCAGGATACGGGCTGAAGGCTCATGGATAAGCCGCCACACCGCGTATGCAGCGGTGATGGTGGTCTTGGCCTGACCGCGCTGCGCTTGGATCATCCGCTCTTTCGGGCCGAACTCCAAGAACTCTGCGATGTCAAGCTGGATGTCTGTGCACTCGAAACCCATCAGGCTGGTCATCACGTCGAAGATGAAGGGCTTGAAGTTCGGGTATTCTGCTCTCAGCATGTCGAGTTCAGCCCAGCGTTCACCGGGCTTAAACTCTCTCTGGTCGCGCTTCGCCATTACGAAGCCTCCACATGCGGTACGAGGGACAGGTTCAGGCCCGCCGCCTTACGCGCAGCGCGGCGTTCCTCAAGACGACGCTGGGTCGAGTTGAGTTCCTCCACAGCTTCGCTGTCCATACCGATGTCGTTGTCCTTCAGGAACTTCGCGATAGCACTCAGCATTGCCGGGTTCGGCTCGCTGATCTTCAGCAGTTCCTCAAGGAGTTCACTCTCAACCTCGTCGCGAGGGAGTGCATCGAGTGCCTCCATTCCACGTTCGTACTTTTCAAGCACCCTCGTGAACACGCGAGCGAGATGGGAGTGCAGTTTACCGAGCGTCTGCTCGTTCGCTGCACCTTTCGCCATCTTTCTCTCCTTACATAAGCGCTCGGAACAGAAGTTCCTCGCCCCCACTAATCGCCACGGTCAGTATCGGAAGTGCGACGCTAGCATACGTGATTACTCGCGTATTAAACTTCTCCACCTTTGTCAGCCGGTCCTTAATTTCGTCGGTCTCGTTTCGAAAATCAGTTCTCAGCTTCTCCGTCTCCCGCTGGTTGCGGTCGAGCGCGGACAGAATGTGCTTCACATCCGCGCTCAACTCGCCCATCAAGGTGAATACGGCTCGCCGGTCGTTCAGGTCGTTTCGATCCATTGCCTGCCTTGCAACCAGTGCCCCGCAGAGTAGTTCCCCCCGTCCGACCACACGTCCAAGAACCTCGGAAATACAGGCCAAGGCCGTGCATCCCAAGTCCATGCGAACAGCATGTCGGGATCGACCATCTTGTCGCCGGTGCGGCTAGATACCGGATTGGTGCCAGAAGTGGCGCTCCAATACTCGGCCAGAGCCTGATAGTACACCTGCTGAATACGGTCGTCACGTTCGCCAGTTGAGTAGTACGGTTCCGTACTCTCCACCGACTTCGGGTCGAGGAACTTGTTGGGCTGATTGGTCCCTTTGTTGATGGCCGCGCAACCAAGCTCGGTGTACGCGATCCGTTTCAATTCGGGGACGTATCCAGTGTCAGTGGACTGCGTTACCCCGTCGATGATGTTGAAGTGACGTTCCCTCCACCACGACTTGTGATCCTTGTCTCGATAGCGCCACTCCAAGATAGGGGTCCGCAGTTGGTTGTCCCGGTCGAACTCGTTGAGGTACTGATAGTCGTACTTCTCGCCGCCCTCGATCTGACCCTTGAGGTAGGTCAAGTCGTAGATGCTCGGCCAGAGTGCATCGTCAATCGCCAGAGTCGAACCCCGCCAGTCAGAGAGCGGAAGGTAGTTGTCTATGCCAACGAAGTCGATGTTGGGGTCTGTCCACAGCGGATCGAGATGAAAGATGCTGTTGAAGCCTCCCGAGGTCTCGTAGTTCCTCGGCATGAACTCCGACCAGTCACAGGCGTAAGTGATCTCGCACTCTTGCCCGAGGATCAGCTTGACTTCCGCAGCAAGCTGCTTCAGTTTAGCCACAGCCGGGAACGAGTGGTCCCCATCTCTGGCCTCAGTCATGCCAATCATTTCGGTCGTGATACAGAACGCATCCACGCCGCCTGCAAGGGCGCACAGGTGTGCGTAGTGCAGAGTGAACCGGCGCAGACCCCATTCGGCAGGTCCGCTGTAGTTCACCGTCTGGCTCACAGAGTTGGGTGTGAAGTCGTCAGGACTGCACGATCCGAAGAAGTGGTCCATCTGAGCGGTGACGGCACTTGTGCCCTGATCGCTGTACAGAGGCCGGATGCGCCCTCGCCACGGATAAGCGCCCTGCGGGCCGCTCTCATCCGGGTCAGGAAGCGCCTGATCGTTCGTGCTGTCCATGAGGATGAACGGGTAGAACATGACCTTCAGGCCACGGCTGCGCATGTCTTGGATGCCCTCGATCACGCTCCGGTCAGAAGGCGTGCCGCCGTAGGAGACCTTCGGTGTCCCGAGGTCGAACATCGTGACGTTCGTGCAGTAGAACCACGGCTCGTCAGTGTCCTGCTTGTCAAGCACGAACTCCACGTAGGAGAACGTACCGTCAGCCGGGAAGTCCAAGTTGATCTCAGTCCACGTCTTGGCTGCGACCCACTTCGCCTGCGGCTCGACAAGCCAGTTCGCGCCCGGCCCGCCATTGCGGACTGCTGGGTAGAAGTACCTGCCCACCGGAGACCAGAAGTATCCGCGCCAGCGGTACTGGCCCCACGGGATCGGCCCGCCCGGTCCACCGGAACTGGTGTCCGCGTGGTTCCAAGCTGAGTAGCCTTCTTGATCAATAGTCTGGGTCCCGTAGTCGATTAGAACGATCCCCGCGCCCTGACCTGCGAAGTCACCGGGGTCCACGTAAGGCTGTCCAATGCTGCTGTCAGGATCGACGCTGCTGGCGTACTGCGTGGTCACAGTCGCACCGTTCCGAGAGTTCAACCACTGCACGTAGACAGGATTGTACTCCGCTGGGCTGTCCCAAAAGATGCTTGGCACACCCATCTGCTGACGAGTGAGGCCGTTCACGATGTACGGAAACGGGGTGCTGTTCCCGATGGCGGGAGCCAATTCAGGAGCCACCGCCGACACGATAAGATCGAGTTGTCGGTCTACGGCGTTGTCGTTGAAGGTTCCGTCAGTGCTGCGCGTCACCACGAGCCGGATGGCACGAGTGTTCGTTGGCACAAAAGTAGGCCCGCCCGTGTACAGCCCGGTAAGAGCGACGCTGTTGACGTTACCGTAGTCCACTTGCGAGATCAGCAGGGTTCCTGCGTTGTCGCCGAAGAAGCGGAGTACGATCTGGATGTCGGTAGAAGTCGATCCCGTGGTGCTCCACGAGTAGATCACTTCCACATTCGTGCTTCCATCCGTGACCCGGTTCAGGAGGATGCTTGAGTTCTCAAGCGTGTACAGCGTGGTCGTCGGTACGCCGTTCGCGCCGACAGCCCATGCCCCGATGTCCTGATCGAGTTCGATGGTGCCGCCTTCCCCACCGGGAGTGAAGAAGGTGAAATGCTCGCCTTTCGGCTTGATGGTGCACTCGCCCAACCGCAGGTCATCTCCGAACCACGAAGTGATGAGGGAGACCCACTTCACCCGAGGGAGGTTCTTCTGAAGGTTGTCCATAGCGCGGGAAAAGTTGGTCTTGCCAGACACAGCCCCGTCCCACTGCGAGTTCTCATCGCGTACGTCGCCCCACTGGTTAGTGAAGCGTGCGGGAGTTGTGCTGTAGGCCCACTCCCCGGTTGAGGGAAGAAGGGCCACGCCCGACAGCAGCGACTTGACTTTGCGCGTCGTCTTCGATCTCAGGATCATGGCCCTGCTCCTTACGTTGTGATACTGGTCACGTCAACGCCGCCGATGACGGTGATGCCGCACTCCAATGTTGCGTCTGCAAGTCCACCCACGATCTCGCAGGTCGTCTGACCCGCCACGAGAGTGAACTTGGTGCCACCGCCGGGGATTGCCCGTGTGACTGCGCCGTTCGGCTGCACGGTGACTGTCGCCTTGACGGAGCCCCCGTTCGAGATCAAGAACTCCACGGTCTGCGAGGGGTTCGTCTGAACGTCCACCCGGATGTCATCGACTTGACACGTCGCAGGGACGGCGGTGACGATGTACTCCTTCTGACCATCGAAGGTCTGGTAGAAGCCGAAGAACAGTTGCTCGAACTGCTGAAGGCTGACCGACAGCGATGCAAGTGCGCCGTTCACGGCGTCCTCGACGGCCTGAAGAACCGCGTCCTCGATCAAGATGTTGTCCGCGATACGGCCATCGAGTACCTCGTGCAGAGCGTACATGATGTGCTTGCTCAGAAGCGTCAGGTTCTCGCGCGTTGCGTTCCCCGGCTGGGAAAGGTTCACAGGCAACGCCTGCTTGCTCACTGTGCGCCGGAACACGATCTTGTCGCCGTTGACCAGCCCTTGACCGGGCGTCAGGCGCACACGGCTCGAAGTAAGCCAGTCGAAGTCCAGATCGACCGGGATCGCGCCCTTCTTGTAGCAGGTCACGTCTCCCTGAGAGGCGTAGCCGAGGGCAAAGTTCAGGTTGAACTCGTAGTCACCCGCGTAGGTGAACTCGTTCACTGATAGGCCCATCAGAGCCTCCTTTCTGTCTATATGTGTGGAAGTCGGGATTTCTCCCGACCTCCAATTGGTTATCGCATGGCTTCCCAAACCTGCTTCATGCCGTACCAGTTCATAAAGAACATGGCCCGTGCGTTCTGCATGTCGTTGTAGTCGCCATCGCCACTCAGCATCCCGGCAATCGAACCGGGAGCTTGCATCAACTTCTGCGTCTGCTCAAACACCGGAGTGTCGAGGTAGGACGTGTACCGCCCATACGGGCTGAAGTTCAGGTCATCGAACCCGAGCATGGTTGTGATAGGATCAACAACCATAGGAGCCACACCAAGAGTTGCGCTGTACGCGACGGCAAGCCGTGCACGATCTGTTGCGCTCATCTCCTGACCCTGTACCGTCTGGCCGAGTGTCAGCACTGCGTAGGCGAAGCCAAGCTGCCAAGTAGCAGCATGCAGGAAGTGCTGGCGACCGCCGATCATAAGGTTGCGAGCCGTCTGCTTCTGCACTGCCGTCAACGCGAACGTCTTGAGCGAGGTCAGTAGCTTACCGATGTCCGAGTTCATCCACACGGAAGTCTCGCCAACGAAGCCACGCTGAACCTGCTGGTGAACCGCGCGGAATACCGCTGCACCGAACTCATTCGCGAGTTCAGCCGCCTGTTCCTCTCCCATGTGAGCAGCCCACTGCGACGGGTTCAGCTTGACATTCCCACCGTTCACTTCGATCACCCCGGAGCGGATCAGGTCCGCAATGTCCGAGATTTGGGAAGGCTCAAGGCCGATGTCCCGAAGCATACGGTTCGTCAGGTTCGTCTCCTGACCAGCAAGTGCCCGCATCACGTTCGTCGTCACAGCAGCGGCGGAAACCATCTGCTGCGCCGCTGTGACATGGATTTGTCCGCTGGCGTAGTTCGTTGCCCGCTCCACACTGTTGAGTGCGGACTGGCCCATCTGCATGTACACGTTATTCGCGAGTTCCGTTTCATCAATCGAGAGATGCGGACGGAACAGCATGTGGTCCTGCCCGACGATGACGCCGAGGCTTTGCAGTTCGTCGTACAGGTTCTTGTACTCAGCTTTGGTCATGGCACCGGGTCTGTTCCAACCCAGCCGAGCCATCACTGGCTCCATGACGTTCTGCACACCGTTCGCCACGAACAGGTTCGCGGTGTCCATAAGCTGCGTCAGACCCGCCCTCTGAAGAAGGCTGGCCCGAGTTGCCTTGGTGAGCATGGAAGTCAACGGGCTGACACCAGCGGTCTCGCGACCCATGATGAAGCCCTTGTGCGCGCCTCCCGTGAACTGGCTGAAGATCGCGTCGAGTTGGCCACGCTCAAGTCCCTGCTCGCGCAACGCGCTCTGCTCGAACATGATGGTGTCCTTCAGGGCTTCAAGGTCTGCTTTGTCACGGATGCCCTTGTTTGCCAACGCAGCAGCGCCAGCCGCGTCTCCGACGTACTTATGAAGGCTTATCTCTATGTCGTCTGACAGTAGATCAACAAGCTTCAAGTTCGTACCGGGGATTGTGGTACGCATGTCCACGTCAGTCCTGCGACGAAGGTAGCCTTTCTTTGCACGTTCCTGAGTGTTCACGTCGAGCCGACGCATGATGCTTTCCACATCCGCACGGCTGAGACCGGACTGTTCCAGAACTGCCTCGATACCGCTGCGGCTGTCGATGTCCAGCAGTCGGCTGTCAGCCGCCCCGACACCAAGCCCGCGATCCGAGAACCGGCGCACGATGGCCTTCGCCAGTCGAGTTGCCAAGTCCGCATCCAGTCCAGAGCCTCGCATGTACCCATCGCGGAACGCGCGGATCATGTTTTCCTCTCCGACCTGCTGGCGAACCCGCAGGAAGTTTCGAGGCTCCCAATCGTACCGGAAATAGCCGGGACGGTGGTCGATGTCGCGTGCACCGCGCACTGAACGATCTTCTTCGAGACCCTTCATCCTGTCGAGGATTTCCATGTGGGTCTTGTCGATGCTGCCGATCAGGTCTTTGAACTCCGGGGCCGCTCTGCCCGTCATGTAGTAGTCGTGCATAGCAAGTCGCAGGTCGCGACTGAACTGCCGATGGCTCTCCACCCGAACAGGGTTCAGGCCCTTCTGACGGAAATACGCCGACCGCTGTTCCACGAGGGCCGCAGCCGAGTGCACCATAGCGGAACCGTGGTACATCTCCTTCATCACGGCGGCAGTTGAGCCACGCCGAACAAGCCCGCTCGCGCTCTCAAGGATTTCTGCTGACACGAAGTTTGCACTTGGAGACTGGCTATGAACAAGGCTTGTGAAGTCCCGCTGACCTAGTGTGAACACTGTGCCAGCAATTTGCCCGAGGTTGACAGTGCGATTGGTGAACGGGATGGTAACTTCGTAGTCTGCTCCTCCAACAAGAGTGCGAACCCACGGGTTCATGGTGTCCTCCTGGTAGAGACGACTGAAGTCGTAGTCCACAGCCCACTCACGGTTCGCCATTGATAGCCGGATCATTCTTTCTGTCGCACCAGCGTCAGCCATGTCCTGAACCCAAGGGTGAACAGGGAGCGGAGTTGCTCCCGCTGCCGCATTGCGGTTGGCGTCGAGGTTCGCGAGTTCGCGGTCCACGTCGATGGCCCTCGGGGAAGTACCCAAGCTGCGGGCACCCACGGAACCGGCGTCGAGGTCGTCTCCCTCGATCACCAGCGGACCACGAGGCACAGGGTTGCTGGCCTGATCCGCCTCGCTGAGCGGGGTCGTGTGCCGGTTTATGGCGCTCTCAGGGTCCATGAGGTCGCGCTGAAGGTCCGTCTCGAACCGGCGCAGTGCATCCCGCATCTCTACGCGGGCAGCTTCTCCCCACACCTGACGGTCCAGCCCCACGGTCCCGATAGCCGGGTTCAGAACACCGCCCGTTGCCGCGCCCGCGACGATCATCTGGAACATGCCCGCGATGTCGTGGTCATCGCGCACGATGTTTCCGATCCCTCCGACGACCGCGCCCGACAGGGCACCGCCAGTGACGCCCACAGCCGTGTCACCAGCGACCCGAGCGAGGGTCGTGGAGCCAGTGAGCGCCCGCGTTGTCCGGGCCACAGAGGCGGCTGTCCGGGCCGCTGCGATGGTGCCGCCCGAGGCGAGGATGAGCGGAAGGTCCGCGTCGATCAGGCCCGCAGCAAACTGCATAGCCCCTCGGCTGATCCCGACCTGCTGAGCAAGCCGCGCCTGCTCCCGCTGGTCCTGAAGGATACGGTCACGCCGGGCAAGTGCACCCGCGTGCGTCATGCTCCCCATCACGTTGTCGTGCAGGTGCAGAGGGATGCCCTTCGTCAGTTCTTCACGGAAGGGTTCCAGTTCCGCAGTCCCACTCGTGAGCAGTTCTTCCACTGCCTGCGGAGTGGTCTGCAAGTATTCGATGGCCGAGTTGAGCACGCTCTGACGGATCGTCAGGGTGCCCACACTGTCTCCGCGCTGCCACAAGGGAAGCTGTGCTGCTGCCTCTGCTTCACGCTGGGCCTGCCTGCCCGCGCCTTCCGGCGCGGACAAGGGGATGCCCTCAAGGAAGGGGTTCTGAGGTACAGTCTCAGGGCCTTCAACACGCGGGGGCAGCATTGGCCCCTCTACCGGGGCCTGAGTGACTTCTTCCATGAGGGCTTTCCTTACCTTGTTGCGATGTAGCGATCACCAATCTCCCGCAGCGGGAGCACGATGCTCCCAACTCCGATGATGTTGGCCACGTACTGTCCGTTCAGCCTCGTCACCGTGTAGTCTGGTGCAGAGCGTGTACCGGGGTTCGCCGTGTGGAACGGGCTGATCCTTCGCAGGAACTCGCCGCCGGGGGCGCTGTCCTCGTACCAGTCCGCGAGTTGCGGCACGGCAGCGCGGGCTTCTTCCGATCCCATCCACTCCACGATTGCAGTGTTCACCGCCGCTGTGT